GTGTTCTTGGAGCCACTGGTCATTGCCGAGCCAGAAGCATGACCTATGAAGGTGTTTTGGTTGCCCGTAGAAGGCAGGCCAGATTTGTATCCAATGAAGGTGTTGTAAAAACCGTTGGTGTCGTAACCTGCTTGATGACCAAAAGCAGTGTTAGAACCAGTACCTGCTGTTGTTTGACTATATAAAGCCTGATAACCAACAGCAGTGTTTTCGGAGGCTGTGGTGTTGGACTTCAATGCAAGAGTGCCAATTGCGGTGTTGTAATTGCCCGTGGTGTTAGAAGAAGCAGCGCCCCCACCAAAAGCTGCATTGCGTTCTCCAGTTGTGTTTGAAACAAGTGCGCCCCCCGCTACTGCGGTAACACCTGAACCAAATGCAGCATTATCACTGGCAGTGTTTGCGTACAAAGCGCCTGTACCAAATGCAGCGTTGTTGCTGCCAGTTTGGTTTGAATACAGCGCCTGATAGCCAAAAACCTGATTGGATGCACCTGTAGTATTGCTATACCCCGATTGGTATCCAACAGCGGTGTTATAGCTTGCTGTAGTGTTGGCCCCTAAAGCATCACGACCCAAAGCCACGTTGGCTGCGCCAGTAGTATTGGCATCCAATGCGGACTGTCCAACTGCTACGTTGTCGTTTGCAGTGGTGTTTGCCGCCATTGCACTGTCGCCAATTGCGGTGTTAAACGCGCCTGTGCTATTTCCGGCAAGTGCGTTGTTGCCCACTGCGATATTGTTTGCGCCCGTGGTATTTGTTACAAGCGCAGACTGACCAACACCTACGTTTGACCCTCCGCTGGAATTGCGAACCGCTTGGTATCCAACACCAGTGTTGCTGGAGCCTGTGCTGTTAAATCCAGCAACCGACCCGACAAATACGTTTTGCGAACCCGTGACATTTGACTGCCCTGCTTGGTTTCCAAGAGTTGTGTTGTTGTTGCCAGTAGTGTTTGTGTAACCAGCGAGTGCTCCAAGCGATACGTTCGATGCGCCTGTAGTATTTGCATAAGACGCCTGATAACCGACGGCAGTGTTGTTAGATGCTGTGGTGTTTAATTGAAGCGCAGACTTTCCAAGGGCTACGTTATTCCCCCCTGTGGTGGTGGCATTAAGCGCGGCATGACCAACCGCCACGTTGGACGCTCCGCTGGTCAGGTTGCGCGTGGACGAGGTTCCAACAGTGGTGTTGTAATCGCCCGTGACCGTTCCATTAGACATTGAACCTTGACCGATAGCCACGTTTTCAGTGCCAGTGGTAATTGTTGACCCAGCGGTTTGACCAAAAGCAGTATTAAAACTGCCAGTCGTATTAGCCGCCAAAGCACTAGCACCCACCGCAGTGTTGGTAGACACAGCACCTGCACCACGGCCTACGGTGAGGCCATGCAGGGTTGCATCAGACGATGAGGTCAGCGTAGTAAACGCGCCTGTAGAGGCTGTTGTAGCGCCCACAGACGCGCCATCAATCGTGCCGCCGTTAATATCCGCTGTGTCAGCAATCAGGCTGTCAATATTAGCCGTGCCATCAAGATACAGATTACGCCACTCATGCCCAACACGACCTAAATCAAAGGCATTATCTGTTGCAGGATCAAAGTCTGAGTTGATACGGGCAGTGAAGGTCACCGTGTCGCTGTTGCTGCTGCCCAAAATGGTGTTGTCTCTAACAGTCAGTGAGGTGAGGTCCCCTGTGCTGCCGCCGTCAACCTTTTGCCACACCACGCCGTTGAAGATGATCCAGTCACCCACACCCCACAGCGTTTCGCCGTCAATGCTGGTGTTGCCCGCCACTGACACGACGTAATACTCACCCTTGTCGCCAGTGCCCGCCACAATGGTCGGTGTGTTGGTTGATGCGTTCCAAGTGCCCTCGTAGGTGACTGAACCTAAGCTCACCAGTGCATTGATCTGGTTTTGCAGGCTGGTCAATGTGTCCAGCACGCCTTGACTAGTGCCACCACCATTGGTGATCACCTTGATCTTCTCGGCCAGATCGGGGGCCACGACCTCGCCCACGTTGATCTGACGGCCCGACGACAGGCTGATGATCAGGCTGCCATCAAAGTCGATGTGTGCCTCAGTGACCGACACACCATCTTCACCGTCTTGGCCATCCATGCCGCGAGCGCCGTCCATACCGCGAGCACCTGGCGCACCGTCACGGCCATTGCGACCGTCCTTGCCGTCGCGCCCGTCTTTGCCGTCGATGCCGTTACGGCCATCTTTGATCGTGGCCACGCGCTTTTCGATCACCGTGGCCACGCCGTCGTACTTCTCGCGGATGTCGTTGTCGATCTTCTTGAGTGCCTGAATCACCAACTGCACGTTTTCAGCGGCCTTGCGCTGCTGCATGGCCTTGATCTCTGAGACCGAGTTGCTGACCGAGTTGAACAGGTTGTCCGCAATGCCGTCCAGCGCTGCGCCCTCAAAAATTTTATCGATTGCCATTTGTCAACTCCGTGTTCAAGGTTTCGAGGAAGTCGTTTTCCACATCCACAACATTGTTCTTTGCGTTGTTCATTTGCAACTCAACAATCTTGCTCTTGTTCTTGATGTCCGCTTCCTTGAGCATCAATTCAGCGATTTTCACACGCTTGTCGAACTCGTTGGACTCGTTGCCAGCAGGCAGGTTTTTGGTGGTCGATGCGATCACCTTGGCCTGCACCTCTTGCGGCATGAGCTGCGCCTCGGTCATCAGCTTGGTCGCCTCGGCCCGGTTCTGCTCGGCCTGCGTTGTGCTGACCGCGATCTGAGCCTGCGCCGCTTGCATGGCCAACTGCTGCTGCGCTTCTTGCATTGCTTGCGCTTGTGGGTCTGGCTGGCTCATCTGGTCAAGCGCTGCCATCAGCTCGTAGCGGTTGGTCAGGCTAGAATTGTTCAAGATGCCCTTCAAGATCAGCGGCAGCACCGGAGTGTCTGGCCCCAGCGTCTGCAAAAGACCAATGAACTGCTGCTGCTCGTACTCACGGGCGATGATGCCCAGCGTGGCCGTCGGCACGAACTTCATGTCTACGCTCGGATAGCGCTCAGGGTCGAACTGCATGTACCGGAACGCCGCTTTTTTGATGAACGGGATCAAGAAATCCTCTTGGAAGTTCACCAGCGTGCGCTTGTACTTCTTGATCACCGTGGCCACCGCCATGCTCATGCCCGCACCGTCTCGGTTGCCTTGGCTGACCATACCCTGTGAGTCCAGCGTGCCAGTGGCTTGCAGCAGCATTCGCTCGAACTCTTTGGCCGTGTTCAGGTTGTTCAGACTCGTCTCGCCGAACTTGAACGGGTACAGAATCTCGGCTGGGTTGCCGTTGACCATGAACGCTTTGCCGGGCTTGACCTCAAACCGTGCGCCGCGTGGTAGACGGGTGGCGTCCATGCCCATCATGGGTGAGGTTGTCAGCGCCAGACTGTCCAGATGGCTGCGCACCTGGGCGTCAATCGCCTTTTGCATGTTGTAAGACTTCTCCACCGTACCGCGACCCAGCAAGCGGTTGGGTACAGTGTCGTCTTGGTAGCTGATGACCGGACGGTCGTTCATCATGTACGGATTCGCCTCGGCTTTGAGCAGCACGCCGTCGTTGGCGATTACGACAATCGCCTCCACCATGTTCGAGTACGTGTCAGCCTGCGAGTCCTCGGGGAACAGATCGACTACATCGGCGTCTTCGTCCAGCAACTCCTTCGGAACCAGTCCGTAGTACGTGAGCAAGAGCACTTTTTCGTCGCGGTACTGCGTGACCTCTTGCGTTGGCTCCAGATCAGTGTCCTCGGAGGCCGAACCGATATCCACCTTGCGGTAAATGCCGTTTTCCATGCCTTCAACGATCTTGTGGATGCCCACATACTTCTCAATCGCCACACCCATGCAGTCGTCAATCGTCGTGCCGTTGGGGTCAAACAAGAAATTCTTGGGGTTGACAGGCATGATCTTCACGGCGATGCGTGTTTTTTCCACCACGCCGATGGCCGCTTGGCCCATCTGGCCTGGAATCGCCTGCGTTGCGGGCTCGAACACCTTTTCCGTCTTGACAACGATTTCGCCGATGCCCGTGCCGTAGATTTCGGCCATCAGCTCGATCTGATCAATCGCTTTTCTGATCTTGTCCTGCTTGAAGTCCTCCATGAGCTGCGCTTTGAGCACGCCCACGTCCAACGGGCTGCCGTTGACGTCTTGCAAGTCGTCTTGAATGTCGAAAAACTCACCCTGGCCGAAAATTGCCTCAAGAATTTCAGCGTGTCTGGTCTCTACAGCCTGTTGGGTGGCAGGCGTCACGATTCTGGAGCGCTCAGACTCGCGCGTTTTGTCTTCTGCTGCCCATTCACCACGGAAAATGCGCTCATATTCCAGATACGACGTCATGAAGTTGGCATTTCGGTAGTCCCGCCACTTGTCGCAGTGGTTAACGACAAATGCGGTCAAGTCCTTGTCGGCCTGAGATGGCTGCTCGTACTCGTTTTGGTCTAAATCTGCCATCTTTTTGCCCTTTTTAGGTCAACAGCCACTCACGATATCGAGAGGCTCCCAATCGTCATCTGCTTCTTCAAAGTAGCTGGTGACAGCCAACTGATCGATGTAGGACAGCGCATCCGGCAGGTCGTCGTGTACGCCCTGCGACGGAAACATAATCAACTGATCCTCGAAA